CCAAGACCAAAAATACTAGACTGAAGAAAATCCACATCCCGTATGTCCTTATGCCTTACCGTCTCTAAGCGACTCTTCAATAGAGCCTTTTGCAGACGTAGCCTATTCTGTAATGCGAGAATCCCTGGATGGTCCTTCAATGAAGCTATAGCTGAAGCATCTAGCTCTGTTGAAACCTTGATTCCCTTTTCTACTTCAACGATCTGATAACTGGGAGGGGTTTTGGGCTTGGGGGTTAGGAATCCACCTGCCCAAGCAATAAAACCCCTCGATTGTGTCTTAGCCATGTAACCCCGGCAATCCTATGCTATTCGCGCCCATGTTCTGAGAGAATTCTCGAACAGCAGATTCTTCGTTGACCCCGGCTAGCGCCTTGTTATGTTGGTGTTGCGCCGGACGCCCTTCGGGTCTCTTTAGCTCCGGCTTAGGAGGGTGGCTCCCACCCTCTTTAGCAGCCACTGCTTTTGCTTTGAAGTGGGCTCCGGCCTGTGCAACGGCAATGGCAGATTCAGTGTCTATGACCTTTTCAGCGAGCGCTTGCTGTTGCTGCTGTTGCATTGCTTGCGCTTGTTCCATCTGAACTTCTTGGTCAGACTTCAAGAGATCGTTTGCGTTACGTATCTCTAGAACCTTTGCGATTTCCTTGAGCCCTTCGCCTGCGCGCCAGTACGGAGATTGCATCGCGATCTGCGCAAAGGTCATTAGGTTACGTTGTCGAACAGTCTTGTTGGTTGCATAGTTTGCGGCCGTAAGACTGAATTCATAATTCCCGATTATGACCTCGGGATCGATAACCTGCCACTTCGGAATCTGGGGGCCTGCAGGTGACTTAGTAATAAGGACTTCTTCCTTATCGGTCACGTATTGCTGGATCATACTAGAGCACATCTGAAGCAAGGGCTGGAGAATGTCTAGTTCGAGATTCCGGATAAACAGCTTAAAGCGATAATTGCTCTCGTTGATAACCGAGTTGATTCCAGTTGCGGTGCGATTACCAGTAGGATTACCAACTGCTTTGCCGTAGAAGTCCGAGATGCCCGAGCCCATTTCGATCATGCCTTTGTAAAGGTCAAGGATCGCATAATCGCCTTGATTGGGTGTAAAGAAGGGAAGTGGGAAGAGGACCTCGCTCGGGTTACCGTTAACAGCGACCTTACCACCCGGAACGTTCGCTTGGTTCAGCGCTTCATGGTCAATATCGGCATTGGAATCATAAGCATAGCGACGGTTGATCGCCATATTCCAGTTGTCGGTTGTCATATTAACGAATTTATTCATCGACTCTGTAAGGTCGGTGATCGTTTCGATTGCACCTATACCATAGAGTTCATTAGGCAACTTAATATATGATGTATAGAGAATCGGATTGCGCTTGTGGTCAAACTGATTTGGACCATTCCAGAGAAGGATAGGTGGGCCATCATAGAGCTTCCGCTTATAAGGTGAGTATGCAGTAGCACGATAACTGGCGCGTAAATCTTTCCACGCTATGGAATCTTTATCTTCACCAAAGGTTAGGTATGTACACGTACCTTCAGCTTCATCCCAAACTTCTGCGTAACGAACAAGCACTGTTTCAGGACTCTCTGGACAAGCTCCAACAATATAACGTTCTAGTTCAGCAAGTGCAATCGGATCAAAGTAATCTTGGCCAGTCGCTGCTTTATATGCTTCACAAGAACGCTTAATGTCACCAAGAGTACGTTCTGTTAAGCAAGCTGTAATACCACCATCAGGGTCCGCGAGCACATCATAAATGTCAATGGCGGTTATTAAAGGACACGCCATTGGAACTTGAAACGTCTGCGGGTGGTACCCTACAATAACAGGCTGTCCTGTTTGAGGATCGACTATCGGTTGTTGTGTTTGTGGATCAATTGCGTAGGACGGAACTGGCTTTGTGAGGGTTTTTGTCTGCCAGTTCCAATCAACTTTAAGCGCGCCGAAACCATAAATACCGATGTTGCGGACAAGGGCTTCGAATTGACTCTTAAAGCCTGCTTGAATGAGCTTCTTATCCAAAATAAGCTGTAAGGCTTCTGAGGAATGATCGTCTGCTGCAGAAGTTCCGTTTGCTTCAAACCAAGGCCAGAAGGAGAAAAAAGCATCATCTACACGCGAAACAATAGTCTCGACGTTGGAAAAGGGGTAAGGAACAAAGGTATTTGCTCTGTTTGTGACATTATCAGGGAACTTTTGAGCGTCTCGTTGACCCACATATTGCCTGTAAAAGATCGAACGTCTCTGGTCATACTGGCGGCGAAAATCCGTTGCCCTTCTAAGAAAACGTAATGCTCGATCTTTTGGGCTTCCTGTTTGTGGCGTTGAACCGAGGTCCATCTATTTATATCTCCCGGTTCTCAAATTTCTTAATCCAGTTGCAGTTTGCACAAAGAATCTGAAATTTTTCCTTTATCTGTGAATCTTCTACAATACTCTTATAGTAAGCGCGATTCCCCCAACCAGTTGCAATCCGATGGTCGTGTCCCCCACCATTTATATGGTCTATCTGCAACGCCCGTTTATCTGAGAACGCACATTTACAGCAGATATGTCCGAGGATATCGTAAATCTTTTCACGGTACTCTTTTGCCTTTAGCACATTACCCTCATACTTCTTAGCCAATCTTATTGGATTGGCCTTTCTACGCTCCCAAACTTGATGTTGGTATGCAGCATAGCCTTCAGAAGCACGCAGTTCGAGGCGTTTAGCAAGAACGTGTTCGCGATTCTTAAGATACCATTCTCGTTTGTAAGCCTTCTTATTATCACTTAAGTATTTTTCTGGGTGTTCCAGATAATACTTTCGATTATATTCAGCTCTGTCAAACACTTATATTATTCTTCCTTACAGTTTAGCCGCAGTAGCCGACGCAATCAATGCATCGAGCGACGCATCATAAGATGTAATATCGGTAGTTACAGTCGCATTTGCAGTCGCTTGCACAGCGTTCGCCGCATCAAGCTTAGCCTGCGCCGCAGTTACACTAGCAACAGCCGTTGCCTGCGTTGCCTGATCGTTGGTGAGTTGGGTCTGCGCAGTCTCGACGTTCGCGATAGCCTGTGCAAGGGGAAGGGGAGTAGTTGCCATTTTAAGCCTCTTTAATTGTTTGTGTTTATAAAAAGTTAACTGGGATTGCCGAATACCCACGCACCCCAAGTTTCAGAATTTGCTACAGCAGATGTAATTGTAACAGTCGTCCCAGATACAGTACAACCGGCTGCACCGCCCGTTAAGGTAGCGCTTTGCTGTGTAACAATACAAACAGGTGTCGTATAGGTATGCCCAAGTGTAATCGTACAGCTCGTACTTGTAGACATCGCACAAGTCCCGCCAGTCGCGCTAGCAACATTCTGGAGAAAACCGGATGTTTGAATAGGTACAGCCGCAAAGTTCGCTACTGTCGGTCCAAAGTCAAAAAGAGCGGTGAATGATGTTCCGTTCGAGGCTAATCCGAATCCTCGCACATGTCCGATCGATGCTGATGAGGTTTGTGAATAAATGTCTGCGGATGCTCCAGAAGACCCCACTTGGAATATTGCTGTCGCATTAGTCGAGGCGTTGACAGCCACGGTAGTGAAAGTGGTTTCTATAGGCTGCCCAACGCATCCAGCGCACCTAGAAAAGTAGTTTGTTCCGTCCGAGATGATGCGCGTGGAGGTAGGCCCTGTTGCCGACGCTTGGCCGAGAATAATAGACGCCGTTCCCCCGTTTATATTCTGTCCAGAGCGAGCCACTGTCACGAATCCGCTGCCGTAGTTGACGATATCGATATACTGCCCCGCAGGTGGTTGTGAACCGCTAGCTACGAGCGTTATGGTGAAAGTTCCAGAGGCAGCGGTGATGGTCTTGTAGGCAGAGAAGTCAGATGCGAGGACTTGATACGTCGCTGTCTGGGGGTTGATGGCAGTTAGAGTTGGTATCGTGGTTACGGCATTAGCAGTGCAAGCGCTGCATGTTCCGGTCAGGTTGGTAATAACTCCAGATGAGGGGGTTCCGAGCGCCCCTCCATTCGTTACAGGAGCCCCAGCCGATCCGACATTCACCGCCAGAGCCGTAGCTACCCCAGTGCCAAGACCGCTGATTCCGGTGGCAACTGGCAGACCTGTCGTACCGGCCGGGAGTATCAGGCTAGGATCAAGCGAGATCACAGGCGTAGTCGTGCCCGTCGCCACATCGATCTGATTGGCCGTGCCGGTGACGTTGGTAACGGTACCTGAGCCGCCCCCACCACCAAAACAAGCAGAAGTCGCGGGCACCCAAAGATTTGCGGTTCCAGTATCTGATGTACTAGTTACATTCGCGTGGGTAAAGCTAAAAGTAAACTGTGAACCTGATGCCGAAGCAATCGTTACAACTTGGTTATTAAAATAAGTTGCAGTCGTAAAACCGAATAACAGCGGCTGTTCGCCAACTGTAAAAGTGTTAGTCGCAATAACTGTCGCAACATTCGATGTAATTGAGAATGACGTTGCAGTCGCAGTATATTGACAATATAACGCACCTGGAGGCGGAGTATATGTAAGTGTTTGCGCAAGCGCTGCTGAAGGCGCTGAAAGTGCAGTCCATGTGCTGCCAACTAGATCAAATGCTCCAACAGGAGGTGGAGGCTGCACCTGTGCAGAAACGCAAGAAGCCCCTAGCACCAATCCGAGGAAAAGTGGGAGGGGTTTTGTGGCTTGGGTGAGTTTTCTAAGCGCCAATTTAAACATCAATTTTTTGAAACCACATTCACGGAAACAATAGTACCAGCTTGAAATGCATATATACTAAAGGCGTTGTTGTTGTGGCCCACATCGAAAATCTCTGCGCGATTCGGAGGGATATAGATGTCTGTAGAGGTTGCCGCCGACAGATTCGAGACGGTTCCAAAACGAATCGTAATAGGCAGCGATGCAATAACGCGAATAAGCATGTCGTTACCTGCTGTAACGACGCCTGAAGTCGCGGCTGCCCCAAGAGTAGCGGCATAGAGAGTATTTGTGCTCCCATTGCCTGCTGGAATAACTTGATAGAACTTTGCGACGGCCACTACTCAACTCCTATTTCGACTTGCGCGTGATCGTAAGGTTTAAAATCCCAAGTTCCCTTATCGATCATTTCCGTCATACGGTGCAAGACATCTTCAATTTCTTCAAGCTTCTGCCTGCGCTCACCGGGGGGCGTCGAAGCCATCTCACTGATATAAAATACTTTCCAGCAATCGGCACATCCGAGCATCGGGGTTACTTCTGGTCTGCCCTTTATTGGGCCGAAGTACAGATGTTTACCACACTTGATGTTGATGCGCTCAGAGTTAAAGAGTTCTTTAAGTGTATCTATCTTATCTTGATCTGAGAGCATTTACCAAGGCTCTTTTCTGGGCTCGCTAGGATCATACATCTCATATATCTCAGATGCCGCTTTCGGTTCACGGCCTGCCTGAAGAGTTCCCGGCCCATATCTAAAGCAGTCTGAGCTATAACAACCTCCAACCACAACCGGTCCCATCAGCTCATTGACGCCATTGCCGAGCCGCGAGACCTCTGAAACCTGAACCTCATCCTGCATGTTCTCAGTCGGAGGCATTGTATGAGTAAATTTCGTTTCCATTAAGCACCAAACCAAACACGCAGTTGAAAGAGAAACAAACAAGACCGCACCCCAAGCACATACAGCAAAAGCCAGGGATGATACCAGCCGACGATGGCGAGAGCGCCGGTTGGTAAGACAATGCCTAGATCAACCCCGATCCTTATACCCAATAGCCGACTCAGCCCTCGGATTACTGGATTTAACTCTACTTCGACGCCTAGTTCAGAAAGCTTTCGCTTAGTAAATTCAGCGTCGAGAAAGGCAAGTAGTAGCAAACAAGCTTCAAGGAAGATAAGCATCGATGGTTAACGTACCCGCCACGCCACAAAGCGACCATAAGCGCCGATAGTGCCAGCGGAGAAGGTAGCTTTTGCAACCATGTAGACGTTGCTAGTCGTAGTAAGACTAACCCGCTTCATAGGAATGGGGATACCTGCAAGGTATGTTCCGGTTGTAATTGCGCCGATGTACTCAATACATTCAGAACCATCGACAGGAATAGTAGCTGACGTTGTAGTCGCGCCACCAAGGAATGAAGCACCAGCAGCTGTGGTTGCACCGGCCGCTGTAAAGTTAACGTTACCGCCAACCATCCAGTCTCCGGGTGTCAAGGAGAGCGTAATCACATTAGCAGCCGTCGCAGTCGTAAGCGATACCGGCGAGCCAACAGCTACAAGCGTAGCTGGATGCTCTCCCACTTGGCCCGCAGAAGCTGCGGTACCATCACCGACGCCGATGATCTTGGGGGTTACAATGATTTCAGACTTAAACAGACTCATTTGTCCCCCTTACAGACGGCAAACAGAGAATTGGATAGTGAGGGTGTTGGCATTGGTGCCAGCGCCACTCAGGTAGAAGGGAAAACCAGTAGTGGTCGGAGTACCAGTTGAGATACCAGTAATGGGCGTCGCAGCTTGCTGTGTGCCGCCAACAATGCTAGCGACCACTGAAACTGGAGCAACTACGGTTCCAAGACCCTGATTTGGATAAGCCTGCGACGTGCCATTCGAGAATACAGTGGCCGTACCATCGATAAACGGGATTGTTCCGGTAGTCAGCGTGCCATCAAGAGTGATAGTCGTCCTACCAATAAAAGCAACTTCAGCATTAGAACGCTCATTTGGAGCGAGAACTTGATATGAAGCCGACGGGCCAGTTGTGGCATAGGTCGGGTTTGGGATCGTCAAAGACATTTCTTATCCTTATAAAGGTTAATTGATTTTTTGTTTTGCAAAAAGTTTAAAGTCCGTCGCAATAAGCGCTCCGGTCAGAGCCTTCCAAAGACATTCCTTGGACAACCCTTTTTGCATCCTTAAAGTACTCACCAGCTTCATGAGCTTTAATACGATTGTGATTACAACACAATACTTGGAATCTTGTAGCTAACTGAGGATCATCCAACATCCTCTTATAATCACCATAAGACCAAGACCTTTTGATTTTACGATCTTCAGAGCCGTCAGAGTTAATATGATCTAACTCTAAGGCACGCCAATCATTCCATCCACACACAGCACAAAGGCCACCCAACTTCTGAAGTACTGCATTTCGTGCATTTCTATAATAACGATTTGTATTTTCTCGTGCTTCGATACGATGTTCCTTAGAATACTTACTTGAATATGCAACGCACGCTTCGCGATGTTCTTTGTAATACTCTTTCTGAATGGCTTTCTGTTTTTCTTTATTAGCTTCGTAATAAGCTTTACAGCGTGCTCTCGCTAAAGAAGCAGATTCTTGATTCTCTGTGTATTTCGCTCTTCGTGTTTCGTTATCTTTATAAGGCATTCTACGTATAACTCAGGTTAGGGTTTGCTGTATCAGAGCGTGCAATCTTAGGGCGCGGGTTCAAACTACATAGATATTGCGTGGCGTTGATTAAATGATCGCCACGTTTCATGGGCTTGCCCCGATTTAGGCCTTTACTTGGCCCTTTGCTTACTACATCCCAAACGTATGCTTGCATTTCATTACCTAGATTCTTTAGGGTTTCAAATGCAAAGAACTTTGGGTGACGACTGGTTTTATCCAGCGATGCGGATAGATACTCCGCAAACTTATCACGGCCGAAATCCTCGGCACGAGGAGCGAGTCGAACAGGAAGGCCCGCTTCTTTATAGAGTTGATAACCCTGCTTGTGGTTCTCAGCGTTTCTTGCTGAGCCCCAAAAAGGGTCAATCAACCAGATATCGATTGGATCACCCCCATTCCGGACTAGCATGTCCTTCGCGTGGTCAGATACAATCTTGTTCGACTCGTAATACTCGCGGTAAAGGATTATATTGCCGTTCGGGTGAATCGCGGCCCATACAGCAGCTGTAACACCTGTTGCTGCGGGGTCGATGGAGACAATGCGACGCCACTCTCTGGGTAGCGTAAAGGGCTTGATAAAGTGGATTTTTGGGTCCCACTGGGGATATACGAGCCCTGAGCGCTGAATAAAGCTGCCATAAAGTCTAGCCTTCTCTTCGGGGTGCCCCGCCCACTTTTCCTTGAGCTTTTCTTTTTCGATCTCGGGAATGAAAGGATTGTCGAGAGTAGAGAGACTAATAAAGATAGCGTCTTTGCGGGTACCAGCTGCCACATCGCGTGAAAGGTCATAAACCCAAGGCGTCTTAACTGCGGAGCCAATGTCAGTAAGAGGCGTCAGCGTAACCAGAATCTTGCCGCCGCAGTCAACGGTTCGCTGATAGATTTCGTCGAAGACTTCCTCTTCGACTTCTTCGTCGATCCATGCTAGATCGACTGAGGCGGACTGAAACTTCTCGCGGCCTGAATCAGCCGACTTACAAGTAAGGGTTGAACGCCTGCCGTCCACATCGACTTCCACTTGGAATGAAGAGTCTGAGATGCGCGTAATGAAGGGGCAAGGCGTCTTTGGGAGCAACCCCGGATGCCGATGACCTGTTCTGAGCTTCTCTCTCCAGATTACGTCCTGAATGACAGAAAAGTCAAGACCAACGCACCAAATATTAACCCCATGCTCAGGGATGGGGAGATTCTTTACATAGCGCCAGCTTGGTTCGTCCCTGAAGTATTCTTTACCTAAGAGCCAAGCGACAGCTAAAAACGCTCCCCGTTCGGTCTTACTTGAACGATTGCCCCCAAGGAGGCAGAAAATCTTAATATCAGGCGTAAGCTTAGCGAAGTCCGACTCAATCGCATCGAAGAAATTCGAGTAGTCGGGGTTTGTATCGGACGCCCAATACTTAGCGAAGTGCTTTTCCTTGCGGTCTGCCTCAAGCGCATCTAACAGTGTCAAGGCGTCTCTTGTGGAATAATCGCCTAGCTTGTGCAGAACGGTATCGAGATCAGCCACTATTTCCTAGTTCCCAGCTTCTACGCTTCGTTGTGTCGAAAGGCCTGCCACACGAGGGGCAACAGGGCTGACAGTATGGACAGGGATTATCGACGCCCCATTTCCTGTCATGCTCGGCTTTGAACTTCTCAAACTGCTCTAAGATGGTCTTTGAGGTCATACTTTCTTTTCTGCCTGCTTTGCCAATTTAGCACGAAGGGCGTCAATATCTTTGCTACTCAGATCGTTAAAAATTCCAATCTGCGCCTGATCTGACGTCCACCCTTCAAGTTTGCTAAGTTGCGCAATGGCAGCAACTGCTTTATCATAGTTACCAAGCTCTATGAGTTTTGTAATAGCGTGCACGAGCTGTCCGACGGCCGTGTTTCGATTTCTCGAACTGTCTGTCGCCAGCTCCTTATAATACTTGTTGCGCTCTGCCCGAAGCACTGCTTGGAACTCTTTGGTCCGCGAAACGTTTTCGCACTCGCGGGGAGAAAGCCCAAGCCCCGCCTGATTCACATACTGAAAGAGCGTCTGTTCGTTACGAACAATCGCAACGCAGGCTTTCTCGTACCATGTAGCGGCGGGAATCTGAGAGGGCACTTTAATCCTTAAAAGGTTAGAACAGGAATACGCGGGGAAAAGGAAAGCATTTGGAGGCCATCATCAGTGTAGCAGGCGCTGCCCGCATACCACCCTGCGCCATCCCAGCCAAAAGCGAACTGGGTATCCCAATAACAGCGAACTGCGTTGGCTTTCGACCCACTAACTAGGGCAAGCGCGATGATCGCGCCAAGAATAAGTCGTTTAGTCATAAGATTCCTTATCGTCTATTAGACGTAAATGGAGGCACCTTTCAGCCACTTTTGCAATATTTATTTTTAAGTGGGAGGGGTTTTGTGGCTTGGGGTTGCGCTATGCCCAAGCAGTAAAACCCCTCCCAGCCGTTACCAGAAGGGTTCGAAGGCACCCCACTTTGCGAGTTGGCGCATGCGCGCGTGGAACTTCCTCCCGTGTATCTGAGCGGCTGGGAGGCCCCACTGTTCGACGTGGACCATCTCGTGGAGCAGTGTTTGGCACCAAACCTTTGAGCAATCCTTAAACTCGCGGTTAATTTGAATTTCCATAGGCTTTTCTTTAGTGCCACAAGTGCGGGCTATGAAGTCAGGGCGTTTACGATAGAGCGGCCACCTCACTGGGATAACCGGGAGTTTGTTGAGGAACCATTTACGGTTGAACATGGCGTAGACTTGGTTCGCCGTGTAGCCTGAGATTGTGTAAGAGTAGGCTTGGTTATGTTTACG